ATTTTAGATGGCAAAGCAACCAAGAAAGACTACCAAATTTTAAGGGGGAGAAAATGAGTATATTAAAAAGTGAAATAAACCTTAAAGGCACAAGGCCGAATTACTTAAGGACTACAAAAAATCTATATAGCCATTTTGTAAATGGTAAACAGTTATTCTTTAGCTATCAGACGCTAGTGGCTATTGATGACCTTATTAGCGTCAATAATTGGTCTGTTTCAACAGGAAGGCATTTAACTTGGATTAATCCAGATAAAAGCATAAGGGTTAAGGACTTTGACAAACAAGCCAGAGCAATATTAGAAGAAGACGGTTTAATGTCTACATACGATCATTTAAAAACAGTCAGCAATATTTCTAGTTTATTTGCTTTGATGAGCAACCCAAAGACCGAAGCAGAGCAAAGAAAAGTTAACGATCAAAGGCTAAGATTTTATGAAACACAACAGGGTTTTATTAGGCCTCACGATTGGGACTCTTTAACCGTTGAAGAACAAAAAGCACGATTGGATAAAGTAGATTCATTCAATCAATCAAGGGAGGAAGCATAATGCCTAAGACAATAACTAAAGAATATACAGTTTACGATTACAAGGATTTGAAAAGTAATGATGAATTGTCTGACAAGATATATCAAAAATTTTGGTTAGAAAATCCAGATAATATTAATCCTTGGGCAGATGAAAACTTAAAAAGTTTTAAAAAATTTGCCGACACGCTGAATATGGGATTTGATTGGTCACTATCTTATGGAGAATATCCAGATAGAGGTTGTTATATAAAATTAGATACTTCTTATTATGAAAATAAATCTAGTAATAAAAATCCTATAAGTATATATAAACTTATCAAAGACTATAAAGGTAATGGGTATTATTTGTGTGATGCTCTTAAAACTTATACTGAAAAACTAGTAGATGAATGGCACAAAGATTTAACAGTTGATGATTTTGCAGAAGCAATTCAAAACAAAATGTTTGAGTTGTGGTTTGAAAATAATCAATCCCACTTTTCTAAAGAATCATTTTTAGGATATGTAGAAGCAAACAGTTATACGTTTGACCAAAACGGCAATTTATTCAAGGAGGAAGCATGAAGCATGTTAAAAACG